TCTCGATATTTTTCAAGGATGGGCTTCTTAAATCTACCTCGTTCAACGCAGTCAATTTTACTGAACGTCGTGCGTCCAAAGAGGTTTTTCAGATTCCTTTCACGAAGAATATGAGACCTTTTGTTAGTTCCCAGAGCAGTAACACAATGAAACGTCGCTCCATGATTTTCGTGCATCTTTCTAACGTACTTTATAGCGTCGCGAAGAGGCGGAAGATGTTCAATCTCCGCTGACATGTTGAAGTATCGAATGTACTTGTCTGATTCTTCTTCCGGAATGCCATACCTTTCATGGAGTTCGTATGAAGAGTTTTCTTTTCGAAAACCTTCTTCTTCCATCCACTCATTGTAGATCTTGATCCAGTTGACAAGAACACCATCACAATCTGTTAGTATCATCATTATGTTTGTATGTTAGATTAAAAGTACGCAGAAGTCAATAACAAATTTTGTAAAAAAGATGTAAAAAACCTAACAATACTTCTCGTAATACTCGGTGATTTCGGCAATTAATGGATCGATCCAATCCTCTCGTTTCTCCACAAAGATGATTGGATTCGGATCATTGTCAACCACCATCAGAATCACCAGTTTCTCAATCTCTATCTCAGTGAGTTCCTGAAGCATCAAAGAGTAAGCACAGGCCTGCATGAAATAGGTGTGGATGTCATCTCGACTCTTTCTTCGAGAGGATGTCTTAAAATCGATAATCGCTGGTTCATTGTCAAAATCCGCTATGAGATCGACTCGCCCGGCGACTCGTAAAGTGTCTGAGTAGAGAGGAGTTTCTTGAGATCGAATGTTATTCACTCTCTCATCAAGAATCTTTCGAATCGTTTTCCAAGAGAAGAGAACATGCGGCATACTTTCGCCATTCAGATAGTTCTCTTCGTTGTTGAGATACCTCTCGGCAATATTGTGTACCGCCGATCCACGAGTTGTTGCATGACGTGATATGCGATTGGCCTCTTCTTCTCCTACTCGTTTTCTCCACTCAAGAAGGGCTTCTTTCTTTTTTGCTCCCAGAACCGTAGTGATCGACTTAAGAGCGTTTCCGCTTGGAGTAAAATACGTTCTTCCCTTTGGAGTTGTTTCTGCGACTAAATCTTCGTATGGTAGATCAATTGGATCATGATTAAAATTCATCAATTTCATATACTTCTAATAATATTTCACCTGAGCTGCCGTTGTTACCTTCGGCAATAATAGTATAAAGTCCATAGTCTAAAGTTACAATCGCAGCCACACTTGTTATATCGTTTGTGGGCATCTCCATTCCCTGAAAGTTAGATACTGGCCAAAGAGGAAAGGCACCAAGATTATTTATGTGGTCTATGATTTCCTCCGTATTCTCCTCATCAATCCAGTCGTTCTTTTCCGCAATGAGTTGTGGTCCTTTTCCATCAAATTTGTTTTGGTAAATGGATATTCTTGGATCGACCAGTGGATTCTTTACTCCAACATCTTGTAATTTTTCTCCAACTGCTCGTATCAAAACTCGTTGATTGTTTCCAAGAATAACGAAGCCTTGAGTAAAACTTTCTCCTTCATCAAGTGTACCTCTTGTCGAAACATTGACAACACTCTTACTCTTCTCTATGTCTTCTCTATCGAAAAGATTGTACTCTCGGTAATTCTTTAAGACTTCTTCTTGGGCTTCGATTGCCGCTTCTTCGATGTCTTCGGCCGTGTACGTCATCGTAACAAATTGATCACTAATGTTCGAAGGATTTGAAGCACCAAAACTGTTGAAGGCGTAGACCCGATATCGATACATCACTTCGGTAGATATTGTCTGATCTATAAAGTATGTAACGTTACGACCAACAGTTCCAACCTGTTGGTAAGTGTTTCCAGCATCTGATGATCTTTCAATTATAAATCCGTCCTCGTCGGAGGAGTTATCATTCCATGTCAGAGTCAGTTCGTTCGCTAAAACGTTAATATAGAATAATGAGATAAATGCTGAAAACCACACAACATGATTGTGAAGTTTTCGCATAATCTATTACTATTTATACTAATCAATGTCCCAACTCTTGGATTTTTTTCTGCTTACTCGCATACTCTTTCGACGAGATTTTTCGAAAGAATCGTATTCGCGATATTCGTTCTTCTTCTTTGGTTTATCCTTTTTCTTCATACCATGTTCTAAAATAAAAGTGTTCGGCTGTGGATTCCGTTTCAGTTGGATTGATAGTATCATGCGTGATCATTTTTTCCTTTGGATATCCACATTCAATCATCCATTCAATGATCGCATCACCTTCGATACCTTCAGGCAATGCTCTTGGAAATCCGTATCGCCAACCCTCGGGTGGATCAATCCATAGGACTTTATTATTAGTAAGTTTCGATGTTGTTTCTTCCGGCATTTTTCTTTATTCGTTGTAGAACATCGTTCCAACCGGAACCTGCTCTTTTAATTGGATGAATTGTATCATGTGTGATCGGAGGAGATGAGATCGTTCTTTTGAGCTCTCCCCTCTCTTCACACGAACAAGTAAGAGGATCATCTTTCTTTGCGATAGTGACAAATCGTTCTTCGATCTTGTCACACTTTATGCAGCGATAGTCGTAGTTTGGCATGTTGAAAACCAATAGGGTGTTTGTGCGTTCTTCCACTCCATTTTGAAGCGTTCTTGTTTTGTCATATAAAATTTACGATAGGACTCAACGGGATCGGACTCGTCCATACATTCCGGATTGCTTTTCATAGCTAATCGAAATGGTGTCATACCAATGTCCGGAATATTGTTTGGTGTTACCTTGAGGTGTTCTCGTAGAGACTTATCGGTGAGATGAACTTTTCCGTATCGTTTTGTGTACTCGTCACAAAGAGCGATAAAAAGTTCATAATGCCAGAGGTAGTTTTGGGATGATTCGCGAGTCCATACCGTACAAGGATGATTGAAATGAACCGCATTGTACAAATGATGCTCGCGAGTATCGCCCAACATATAATACTTTGACATCGTTTTACCACTCTTGGATCGTTTCTTTGTTTCCACACCATCCAACATACGGTGAGCAGTTGAGAGCATCTGCGCAGATTCAACGACCATCTTTGGTACGTGTTTATCGCAATGCATTGACGCAGCAGTACGTGGATCTTCATCAAGTATAAAAATATTCATAACAACATACTATCACATAAGGTGTATATGTCAACTCAATAATTCCGGAAATGTATCTCTTACCAAGGTTTTTGTGATCTTGGAGTATTTCTTGTTTTCAAAGGTGGAGAGTTTGCCATCCTTTGCGGCGATCAAAATCTTTGCATCTTCGGCCGAAAGAGTTTCGAGCATACCGATAAACCAGCGTTCCTTTCGAATCTTAGCATAGTTGGACTGCTTAGTACAGTTACCGATGTTTCTGAAAACATTCTTGATGCTCGCAATTGGAAATCTCGTCTCTTCATTCTCTTTGTATGGAGGAGCTCCTTCCGGCAAATCCAATTCAATCTTATCGTTGTATGCAAGTTGAAGAATAGTCTTCACTTGACGATATGCGTTTCTTTTCAGATACGCGATTCTTTCATCTCGGTCTTCGATCTTTTGAGCATTTGCGAAAACCTCGTGTGGCATAAGTGTAATTTTGTCTCTCATAATTTTATTTATTAACAAAAAACTCCTGTGCTGATTCGACTAGAAGACCGCAACGATTCGCAACAAGATAATTAAGAATCTTGTTATTGTTCTTATGGTGTTGATCTCCTATTTGATTGAATACTTCCTTTCGAATTTCAGGCGGTGTCTTACGTAGATTGATCATCCATTCATTGCGTTGATAGTTGCGCCAAACATCGCGATCCACATAGTTCTGTAGACTATGACGTTTTTCCCACCATTCATCGATTTTCTTTGATCGAAGTGGAGTTTGACGAAGCTCATCAGTAAAGGTATTATCAGGACTTAATACGTTTGGCACACCATCACCGGAATCTCCTTTACATATATGTTCGAATAGATATCGATGTGGATTGTCACACTTTAAAAACTTTCGTTGAACCGGACTATATTGTTGAACGTTAGAGAATTGTTGCAGTTGAAGAAAATCTTTATCAGAAGAGACAATCAGTATTTCTTCATGGTGTCCAAACTCCTGTGACTCCAAAACGAGTGTTCCGATGATATCATCAGCTTCGGCACGATCAACGTGAATTACCGGATAAGGAAAGTTCTCCTTAATCTCATCTCTAACTGTATTAACAAGTTCAAAGAAACGTTTAAAATCTAATCCAGATGAATCACGATGTTTCTTTCGAGCTGCTTTGTATTGAGGATAGATTTCTTTACGCCAAGAACTACTATCACAAGCAATGACCATGCGACCGTACTTATCGCGATTCTTCACATTGTGCATTCGTAACGAATTGAGAATCATATGACGAACCAATCCTTGATCCAATTGATCCGGTTGTTTTTGAGAAAATGCGGCCGCAACCGCAATACCACTATAGTCGATTATAATCATATTACTAATTTAATTACTCAGAGATCTCATCATTGCCATTTGCCATAGACCAAAGTGTCCCTATAGATTCTAGCGTCGCCAGAGACATCAGCGTTGCCTGAAACCTTAGCATTGTCATAGACCCAAGCGTTGTCACATACCTTAGCGTTGTCACATACCTTAGCGTAATTAAATACCTTGATGTTGTCAAAGACCTCAGCATT